TACTTTCTTAGCCATACATCACCTCATTTAACTTCAGATTTATTTTCTTCAGGTTTATCTTTTTGCCAAAACCAATTTTTCTTTTTTGGTTTTGGTGCAACATTACAACATTCTTTAGAAGATAATAGTTGATATGTAACACCACATATAATAACTACAGATAATGCTGTAGATACTTTATTATCTTTAACTTCAGTCCATATTGCATCCAATATGAAATTGTTAACAGCATTGCACTGCAAACTAATAAACATTAAAAATAAAATTAATTTCTTACACATTTATACTCCTATAATGTTCAGGAGAAGGAATGGTTAAAAACCTTCCCCTGAAAATACGAAGGGATTCATCTCACTCTAACAGTCTCTTCAAAGACCAATCTCTGGTTAACTCTTCTCTGATCTTTAGTGCGCTTATATGCAATATTTGCAGGCACACCCAAAATCTTATAGGCCATCTTTCTCGGTTTTTCTTTAGGTCTTGGCATTGAAGGCATATTACACCTCTTAATTACAACTATACTTTTTTAGGATAGAAGTGATCTGCTCTCTTATCATCATCATAATCCATTTGACCATCCACACCTGAAATGTCATCATTGAGTACTTCAGGCATATACGGACCAGTTTTAGGATAAGGTTTGATCATCACATTTTGTGGAAGGTTAGCAATAGCCATATGATCTTCATGAATCATATTAGAATCTTCCATTTCCTGACGACGTCTAGGTTCAGGACCAGCATAATAACCATCCCAAGCCCCAACCTTACGATACATTGCACGTTCTTCACCTCTCATGATGTCTTTATCACTACGGTATTCATCGTTGAATTTATCAGGTTTATGGTTAATGTTACTGTCTCCACGCATTCTTCTTGAATCGTAATATCTTTTCGCCATTGTTGGCTCCTTTGGTAAAATTGCAGACCACAAAAACGTGCTGCAAGGGTTAACCTCTAATACCTGCCTCAGAACCACTCTGAGAAGGGTTATTATTCAATGTAGATAGTGCTGATTCTTGTTGTTTTATACTATTGGCCATTAATATTAATTTTTCTAAGTGTTGTATATCTAATGTGTCTATCTCTTTAAGAGCTTTCACCAAGTTAAGTAATCCAATCTCTTCATCTTTAACTGCTTCAGCTCTACGCTCTTGAGCCAATGCTTTATTTTCTTCAATACGACTTATACGTTCCAGACCAAGTCCCTGATCAGCCATAGATCTAGCTTTGGTGAGTTCAATTCTAGATTGAATTTCTTGCATCTGTAATTGAGCCTGTTGTTGTTGCATTTGTTGTGCTTGTTGAGCATTCTTTGTAACCGCTTCTACTAATTTTTTCTTATCTTGTATTGTTGAAGCTTCTAATAGAATATCATCAGGTATTGGAACCCCGGTTTCACGTAACTGCAATAACTGAGCAAAGTTCATCTGTTTCTGAGTCGATGTATTTAAACCATCTTCTATAACTGCATGATATTTACCAAATGCTTTATTATAGAATTGCGCAGTAGGTTCATCACCTTCCAATATCTTTTTAATCTTACCCGGTGTGAAATTGGTCTGAATAAGATCTATCATGATCTTACCAAGTAGTTTTTGTGAATGATCTAAGTTGTCAAATAGTATCTGTAACGTAGTTAGTCCTGCCCCTTGACGTAACATGGATAGTATTCCGGCTTTATCATCGACTGCACTACCCAATAATTCTTCGTTGATACCAGATATCTCCTGCACTTCTTTAGCTAATATTTCAGATAACTGAATCATGGAAGGTGGAATCTGTGGAGCTATAATCTGCTCAACATCAGACATTAATGCTTCTTCTTTAAGTGCTAATCCTTTACCCTGACCACTCAGGAATATATCTTTAGGATTAACCAAAGCATTTTCTTTGTATTTGTAACCGGAATTTATTTGTGATTCTAGTATATCTAATTCAATAACTTTTCTACGATTGTATAGGAACTGGGCATCACGTAAACCACGTACCATTCCCTGTATACGTTGAGGGAAGTATGGCATTTCCGGATAATAATATGCAAATACCGGAACGAATGGATATTGGTCTATTCCCATAGGGTTTGGTCCGTCGAACATTACTTTACCTTGTACAACTATCGCCAATCTGGTAGTTGGTACTTCTTGTTCAATAACCGTTATTTGGGGATAAACTCTCAAGAACTCTCTAAGCTTATCTTCATCCTGTCCACGCCACTCTTGTGTCTCTCCGGTTCTAGAGTCGGCGAGCATCTTTTGTGTCCTGAAGTCTCTATAATAAAACTCGTCATATGTTAATAAATTTTTCAAACCGTAATTATAACTCTCTGGCATAAACTGAAATTTACCGTCCCGACCCGTACCAGAGTCATTTCCCACGAGTCCAAGTATCTCTTCTGCGTAGTCTGGAAGTAGAGATATACAAACTCGCTTTGTCAAGAAGGACCTTTTCCATACAAAATTACAGTCAGATAAATCAGGCTTCCTAAAATAGGGATCAATCAAAAAGCTATTATAACTACAATTATCAACTCTGATATTTCCTGATATGGGATCGGATCTATAATCCATCCATACTTGCAATAGATTCATACCAGTGATTAATGAACCTCTAAAAGCATTAGATATAGTTTCTAATACGCCTTCTTGTTGGTTAATCCACATTAATGTTTTTGTGAATTGATCAGCAGTATCATTATCACCGTTTTCTATTGGAACACATATAGTTGATTTACGGTTTTTACGTTGATGACCATCAACCATATTAACCGCACGCATTATTCTATTAAATGTAAATTGTCTTCTTCTGTTAGCTGGGAGATTGCCATAAAGATCATTCCATAAAGTCTGATCACCTGACATAAATCTTGTATCTGTATCAGCTTCACCCCAGAAAGATTGATTTATTGTAATAGCGGCAGCATATTCTGCTTCCATTCTGGAGAGAATACCCTTGTGTTTTTCATTGTAATACTGAGGGCCCAAAGCGGGAAATAGCATTACTAACTCCTTATTATTATCACATTGCCTTTTTATCAATGGGATAAGATTGTTAAAGCAGCTGGGAAAAGCTCTTAAAGCTTAATTGTTGAAACTTTCTCAACTGCTTTATTAATCTAGAGTCTAGAATTGGCGAGGTTCGATATCAAGATTTATTTAATCTTTCATATAAGTTATCATAACCGAATAATATGTAGCATCTGATCTGCAGTGAGTCAAAGTATTATATTTTACATCAATTATAGTATGACCATCATCCTGAATATCTTTAAGAGTACTATTAGTAGTATCCCTCAACAAAGTTAAATTAGTGGCCTCTATTGTATATACTTGATACATAATTATTTTATAGTTATATCTTCTTTAAAATTAATTCCCAATCTTATTAAAGCACACATCAACATTTGCTCAGATATACACATGTCATATTTTACTGAAAGAAATGTATATAATTTATTTATCATTATCATTTCTTTAGCACTTGGTCTGAATTTCACATCTTTAGGGTTAACGGCAATAGTTTCGTATTGCCTACATATCATACATTTAGTATGTTCATTCAAGTAAGTGGAAGTCTTATTGTAAGATAATCCACACTTACATTCAGCTATATATAGATAACTACCACTACTATTTTTTCCATTTGTTCCTAAGATATTCCAGCCATTTATCTTTTGCCCTATTTCATACTTCTTACTACATGCCATAACTTTTTCCTTTTACTTTATATGGTTTAAATATCATCTCTAAATATATGAGGAATATTAGATTCGTTACCCATCCTAGATTCATTATATCTTTTATCAAGTTCTTCAGGTGATAAACCATCCTTAGTCTTGGGTAGCGATATGCATAGATATCTCATACTATCAGCCCAATGAGAAGACCAATCATGCAAAGGATGAGGCTTATATACTTTATGTCTTATATCCCATTCTTGCCTATAGTTCTCTAATGCCTTTATTAATGGTTTACATTTTATATCATCGATCCACATCTTACCCAAAGATGAGCGTACAGATTCTATTCCATCTTCCACAGACAAATCAGGAGCGATAGTAAAAGAAATACCAAGAGCACGAGCTTTATCAATTCTGGATATTCCAGATGTGAACTCTCTAACACGGATATCGTGAGGAGCAATATGTTTACCATAAATATATTCTTT